ACCGGATGATATTTTTTAAGCATATGATTTTTATATACTCAGGATCACCGGCAGACATACCACAACAACAAATCATCAAATACGTAAAAGGTTGTTGTGGATTTATAAATAGGTCTTGTGTTATGATAAAAGCAGTTAGGGAGCCGACGTTAACACGGTGCGAGTGACAGCGGTACAGATCCAACCCCCTCTGGATATGCATCCGCCCAGATTGTAACCAAGACCACCGGAGCCGACAGACCGGAACCGATCAGAAGTCACTAGCTGATCACTTTTGTAAATTTATGTTTTTACATGATCTGTGGAGGAGATCAAAAGACATAGGTTTATTGAGTGATGCTTAGTGATTTTTTTATTGCAGATTTTTAGGAGGTGCAGAGCGGTGCAGGACGTCAGAGAGATTCCAAACATTGACGAGATTAAAAAAAATATCCGGAAATACTTTGACGATTATTGTGCAGCTTATGGCATCGATGACATGAGATCACAACGGCAACCGGTTTTTAATGGTGCTATGCAATATATATATAATAATTATATAAGACCTGGCAATGTATTAAAAGATATACCTAAAAACATAGTTGATAATAGTATTAACCAAATGTTAACCAACTACAATGCGTACAACATAGATCTGTTGTATGAGGTTTATTTATATCTTAGAGAGTTAGCCAACGCTTATGATATGACTGCTACAGCTGATACATTTAAGATATTAACAGGGATATCTAAACAGGCTTTAAGTGCATGGAGGACTAAATCAAGTACGTCGAGCATGGACGAGGTCAGAAAAGCTTTTGTAAATTGGTTAGATGATGCAGATTGCGATCAACTTGTTGCTTTTAACCTGCGGAATGCTCTAGGAGCAACGGAACGATTAAACAACGACCACGGAAGGAAACAGACCACACAACAAGAGATTGTACACAAGATAACCAGGACAGCCGACCAACTCCCACGATTAGACACAAATTTTGGACAAAATACATCAATGTTGACCGATTCCGGAGCGCATGGAGATAATACAGCAGATGAGAATGAGTAGCAACAACAGCGGAAACGTGCGGAAATATGGGATAGTTAAGGACGTGTCAATAAAGACTGCGTGAAAGATTAGTTTTGCGAATAGTTGAAAAGCCACATAACACACCGGGGGAGGGGGGCTGACAGGATCAGCGAAGAGCCCCTACTTAGTCCCTCAAATTTCCTCAAAAATAAAAAAGACCCTTAGGATGTATACCACATGATTTTCATTTACATAGTTTTAGCATGGATACTGTTTCAATTACATGCTCCTGCATGGATATATATCCTGTTCATCATCGGAGTATTTTTAAGAGCGGTAGTCACTGGTAGAGATTAAGCGTATGCAGATTTACGGGAAAGAGATAAAAGACGAATGTTCAAAATGTGGTGAAGTCTTGCAATGCGAATTATTTCTGCAAGGTCACGGAATCAAGAGAGACCGTGAGAACGTTACGGGAATGGTTAGCTGTCAGATGAAGCACCAAAAGAGCAGGATTGATAAAGAACCTAAAGAAGATTTGCCAGTTAAGGAGAAATGTGAATTGCCACCGGAGATTAAAGAGATTTACACAGAGGTTTGGAAAATTCATAAAGAGTGCGCTAATCCGAAAACGGATGATGACTGGTCGTATATTATCCGGCAAGGCAATCTTCTGATTAAAATGCACAACAATAGCCAGTTTGCTAAAGCACTGGTAATGGCAATGATCGATGAAATTGAAGGAAGGACGAAGAAAAAATGATCGGATTCATGATTTTAAAAATAATGACAACGTTGGTTTTGACAGTTTTAGCAATATCTGCTTTATGGTATGCTCCGAAACAGAAAGCATCATCAGAAGGAGTTACTTTCTTCGCAATTGCAATGTTCCTTGCATTTGGAATAACTTTCATGTGGATGTAGCTTATGTGGTTACCGGAGATTATGCGAATTATCCCATATCACAATGTTGAATGGGTTAAATTCATAAAGCCATTGTTATTGCCGAATATCTGGTGTTGTGTTGGCATTGGATATGTGGCAGAGAAATCAAGGCATCAAGAGTGTATGCAGCCTGTGTGTGGGAAACGAAAAATGGAATAATGCGTTCGACAACACTAAGTTTTTCAAAGTACTGTACACAGGCGTAAAAATTTTTTTAGATAAAGCAATATAGGGTGTTTCACGAAAAAATAATCCGGGAGCAGATGGTCTCTCTCCTGGAGTTTAGGACTATCGCCAAGCGGTAAGGCACAGCACTTTGACTGCTGCATTCCCAGGTCCGAATCCTGGTAGTCCTGTTTCGCAGATGTTTTCTTCTTTCGGTCTTTGCCATCTGCGAATTGTCTTCCATACTTTTCCATTGGAGACACTCCTTTCCCCTCATAGCGGAATGCTGTTAAGAGCCGTCGCAAGGCTCGTGAGGGTTTAACCGGTTTATGATAGCCCGGTTTTTGCGGAATACCGTTGTAGGTTTTAATCCGTGGGTTGTCAGTAAAGACATTAAAATCCCGCACAGCCATTGCGGACATAAAATTGGCGTAGACGGTTGGGTTGCTCCCAACTAGCAGGTAACTGGCGGATGTCCTGCGAAAATAAAAATAGCCATAAGTGTTGCGCTGTGTCAGCGCCTTAAATGTAGGCATACAGCTTATGGAAACGCACATGATCGGTTAGTCAAGTGGTAAGACACCACCCTTTCACGGTGGTAACGCGAGTTCGAATCTCGTACCGATCATTGGGATGTAGCGCAAATGGAAAGAGCAGTGTCCTTCTAAGGCATAGGCTGTGGGTTCAAGTCCCATCATCCCATTAGGTGTTGTTGCAAGTACACTCCGAGTATGCTTATTACAGAAGCATAGGGGATAAATACACCGGTTAATGTTTATCTCATGGGAACTTGATAGAGCCGCTTGCGGCTGACTAAAAGATCCTTGGGCGGGAGGATAACCAAGTAAAAAGCCCTCCGGCTATGCAGTGTTCCCATAATGGTATTGGAACGGCTTGCTAAGCCGCCGGGCGTTTATTAGCCTTGTAGGTTCGAGTCCTACACACTGCGCTAACTTACGGCAATAAACCTAGGAAAAGGTTTGCCGTAAGCGGTAGAAAGTCCGCATGAAATTGTACAAAGTAATGGCAAAAGCAATTTCAGATATGGCAGTTCCATTACACTGTCATATCTGCCGTATGTCCGGGTGGTGAGGGAGCGGTCTTGAAAACCGTTGGCTGTAAAAGGCTTGCAGGTTCAAATCCTGTGTACGGCGTGCGTCGATGAAGGATTCGACCAGTAGTCATTATTGAGAAGTGAAAATCCTAGGAAGTAGCTTTGTTGAGATAGTGACAAATCCTCTTGTTTTGGAAAGCAATGAAAAAGTTTGACCGTTTCAAGTTTCAAAAAATCGTGAAAACTTTATATACGTCTGTCTGTTGGTCAGAAAGAGGTCTCCAAAACCTCTAGCGAAAGTTCGATGCTTTCCGGGCGTGTTTATCCTTGTCTCCACTTAGTCTGGCACTACTGCAATAGTTCAGGTCGATGGGAGATGTATGGATAGTAGTTGCTCATTATCGGTCAACGAAAAACACTTCTGCGAGTAGAATTTGCAGATTCAAAAGTAGTCGTACCTTGTTTGCGTCGGGTGGGTTCAACTCCCACGGCAACTATTCCCTAGCTAAAACGTAAGCCACATATGTTTAGCGAAAAACCAAGCCTATGAAGTAGAGAACAGACAAGACTGTGAGATTGTGGATAGTCAGTGACAAGTAGGCGGTGCACATTTGGTTATGGCTTGCGCAAGCCATAAAAGGTTTTACGGTGCGATTTCCATGCATAGCTTCAGTGGAAGAGCGGCATCCGCATAGGATGTGTGTCGGCGGTTCGATTCCGTCTGCATGGGTTACGGAGGATATGAGGATGAATGGATTGAAAGATTATCAACCACAAACAGAAGCATTACAAAATTTTGAAATAGATGTTTCCAAAGAAGCGGTATATAAGTACGCTTTGGAAAAATTTGGAAGGATACCGCAAAATTTTATTGAAAGAGATTTCGCAAGAAACTGTAAAGTGATGGAAGAAAGCAGAAAGGCATTTGATAAATGAAAAAGTCACGTTCTAAAATCATTATCAAGACAAGAAAAGGTGGATACACCAAGATATACGCAAACGGCAAGTGGCAGAAGAAAGTATACAACATAAATTTCCATGCGGACTGCATCGGGAATTTTATAAATACGATATGCACTTTTGATAAATACAAAGCGGACAAGAACGGTTCTGTTTTGTATGACAAGGAAACGTTGGAAACAATGGTAGAGCATTGTGAAGCGAGGTTTTAATCATGTGTGAATTTTGCAAAGATATAGCAATGAATAATGATGAATATATGAAAAAAAGATACACTGGCGGAGATTTTATTTGCAAAGATGAAAATGGATTTGGAGTGTTGATCGACACAGGAGACAGTGGTTGCCTTGGATATATAAAAATCAATTATTGTCCGATGTGTGGTAGAAAGTTGGTGTAAGAATGAGCATGACAGCAGTAATTGAAAATATAGAACGTGATGTGTTTCGACAGGTCACACCTAAAAACATCGGGAATATTGAAAATATAAAAATTGAATGTACAACACTCGGAGAAGACCCGATTGTTGTGGCAGATACAAAGGAAGACGAGGAAGCTTTGAAAAAATGTTTTTATGTAAAACTGTCCGAACATCGTTGTAGAAAATGCAACCGCCTTTTAGGCAAATTCAACGGACAGGCTGAAATCAAATGCCCAAAATGTGGGGAAATCAATAGAATTGTGGTGAAATAATTTATGAATCAAGCAAAGTTGGTGAAATGGCAATATTGCAAAAACCTTAATGATATAAATCAAGCCATTCTGCAAAATGACCAGGATTGGGAAGAATTAAAGAGTGCAGAACAAATTATTAGTATAACATTTGACACAAACCATATGTGTTATGTTGTGTTTTGGACTGTTTAGCATAGCAAATAGAATATTTTCTAGAGCACCAGTCGTAGAGTGCCTACGCAGAGAGCCAAATTTCCAAAATGTAAGGGAAGGAGGCTCTTTTATATTGGCAAGTCAGAGCCTTATATCGGCAGTAAACAGCTATGACAATTACATACAACGCAAGGGAATTGATGAACAGGTCATTGATGCGTACATAGAAGCCTGCAGAGTGGCTATAAATGGCGAAAAGGATATAACTTATGGCTTACAGATAACAAACCGTTCTAAAGGCATTGTAGAGCGTTTTTGCATGGAAAGGACAGGAGGTAGAATACTTGACCTTGAAAAATACAGCCAACAACATGAAGAAAAATACAGCCTTGTTGATGACTATTACAAAACTCTTCTGATTGAAGCACATTACCGATTTGAAAGCTTCATGCTATACATGGAAAAGAACAGACCGGTAGAAGAGAGATTTTATCAGCCGAGAATAAATCCATTACGGCAGGTAGCACAGCTTATTCAAGATTTGTACGATGATGTGCTTGATGAAGGAATGGTGTTTTGTCCCGGACGAATCGGTAAGACACAAATAGTAAAAATGGGTAATCTGTGGTTCGGCTCTAACAGACCGGAACGGTCTAATCTGTATTCGGCATATTCGGACAAAATTACTGGTGGTTACTATGACGGCATCATAGAAATGATTACAGACCCGACATACACATATGCTGAAATATATCCAAACATAGTTGAGAAAAAGTTAGTCACTGATGGAAAAGATTTGACAGTAGACCTTATCCGTAAAAAGACATACCCAACATTTACCATGCGAAGCATTTACGGAACATTGAATGGTGCTTGTGACTGTGACGGGCTTGGAGTTTATGATGACTTATTCAGCGGTATTGATGAAGCATTGAGTGAAGATAGGCAAAATACTGTATGGGGAAAATTCGACAACAACTTTATGCCGAGAATTAAGCCTGGAAAGGCTAAATTGTTGGGGATAGGAACACGTTGGGCGAAAAAGGACGTTCAAGGTAGACGGTTAGACCTATTACAAAATGATCCTGAATACAAAGGCATACGGCACAGAGAGGTTATTATTCCTGCACTAAATGAAAACGGAGATAGCAATTTTGATTATCCGTATCATTTGGGATATACAACTCTTGATTACAAAAGACGTATGGCATCTTTTGAGAACAATGACGATATGGCATCATGGTTTGCACAGTATCAACAGGAGCCTATTGAAAGAAAAGGTCAGATGTTCAATGTCGATATGATGAATTTCTTTAATCCGGCAGAACTTGAAGGAATAAGACCTGATAGGATATTTGCAGCTAATGACCCTGCTTATGGTGGCGGTGATTTTGTATCAATGCCTATCTGCTATGAGATTGACGGAGAACATTATATCACTGATGTTGTCTACAATGACGGTGATAAGGAAATTACCATACCGGAAGTTACTTCACGAATGGAAAGACATTTAGATAAATTTAATAATAAGACAGCAGAAGTCCATTTTGAGGAAACAAAGACAACATCAGCATACCGTACAGATTGTGAAAAGATATGGGAAAAAGACGGATATCCTATTAACACAAGTCATGATCCGGCAGACAATCAGACTGCAAAAATGGATAGAATCAAAAATCATGCTCCAGACATACGAAAACTTCATTTTGTGGACATGAAATATCAAACAAAAGAGTACGGAAAGTATTTTCAAAATATTTTGTCTGCTACTTTTGAAGGGAAAATGAAGCATGATGACGGGATAGATTCTACGGCACAACTATGTGACATGATTTACGGAAATAAAAGAATGGCAAGAGCAGAAGCAATTCAAAACCCATTCTCTTTCGGACGGAGGTATTGATTATGGTGACTAAAGAGGTTTTATCTCAATACATAGATTTACAGGAAGAAATCAAAGAAGTACAGCAGAAGATTAAAAAACTTGAATCGGATATCAGAAAAATTGAATCGGATGGGAATGTTGTTGACAGCGTATCAGGTGGATGCGGCGGCACTGAACATTTTCGTATTGAAGGATTCCCTTATCCAGAGTATAGCAGAAAACGGACACTGCTTTATTCCAGAAAAGCTACTTTACAACTTTTAGAGGACGATTTACTGCAAAAAAATAATGAAGTCGAAGAATTTATTGCAAGCGTTCAGGACAGTCGTATAAGACGAATCATCAATTTACGTTTTGTTGAAAAATTATCATGGAACAAGGTTGCTGATAGAATCGGTGGTGGAAACACAGAGGATAGCGTAAGAAAAGCATTTGACCGCTATATGGCAAATTAAAATAATACGGAGGTATAAAAATGGCAAAATATAGAAAGATACCTATTATTGTTGAAGCTATTAGATGGAATGGCATTAACTTAGATGAAATAAAAGCATTTGTTGGGAAATCGCTTATATATGAAATTATCGATGATGCTTGGAGAGCAGGAAAATCTTCACCTCATGTAATCATGAAAATAAAAACTTTAGAGGGATATATGAACGTATCTATAAATGATTTTATAATAAAAGGAGTAAATGGAGAATTTTACCCTTGCAAGCCTGATATTTTTGAAAAAACATACGAAATCGTATAGTTCCATATAAACTTGTCCGATATGTCCGATTTTTCCGTGATACTATTAAGATGCAGAAAGATTCCAAGATATTTTTCATTTCCTCCTCAGATCATGTGAAGACTACAGAAGTACCGCTCTTATCAGCAAGGGCGGTATTTTTGTGCGAAGAAAAGAGGTATTTATGATTTTTAACCAAAAAATTAGAGTGTACTGTCCGGGATGCGGACGGTTAGTCGGTGAATGTAGTGCAAAATCACACATCGACAAGACATATGAGTGCCGGAATTGCAATAAAATGGTTGTTTACCATACGGAGACCGGAGAACGTGAGATCAAGAAACTTCCAAAAAGATACCAGAGTAGCGGAATGACATTTATGTAGGTGGAAATATGAACACTATGAAATTTCAAGACCTTGTAAAGGGTTGTCACGGTAGAAAAATTGCATATACGGATGTAGAGCAGATAACCGCAGACAACATTGTAAAGGTTATTGGTGATTGCATCGGTGTTTTTAATTACAACAAGACAGTTATCAAGTACTTGTGGGAGTACTACAAAGGAGATCAACCGGTACTATACAGAACAAAGCTGTCAAATGAGGATATAACGAACAAAATCGTTGAGAATCATGCTTATGAGTGGGTACAGTTCAAGGTTGGTCAGACTTACGGAGAGCCTATTCAGTTTGTCAGCAGAAAAGATGATAAAGCTGTAAATAAGGCAGTAGATGAACTGAATGATTACTTAGCAGATGCAAATAAGCATGAGAAAGACATAAAAGCTGGTGAGTGGCAGTCGGCAACCGGAACATCATTCAAAGCTATTCAGATTGTGAATGGAGATGTGCCTATCCGTGTGGTTGCACCTAATCCTCTGAACACGTTTGTTATTTACAACCGCAGTTCCGAAGAACCGATTTTGGCGGTACAGGAATTAAAAGATGAAAATGGAGAGTGGTACAAACTCTGCTACACGGAATCCCATGAATGTAAGATAAAAAACAGTGCGGTTGTTCCTGATACATGGAAACTTCATGGATTTGGTAGTATTCCGATTGTAGAATTTCCGAACAACCATGAGCGGTTGTCTGATATTGAACTTGTTATAGATCTGTTGGATGCAATCAATAATACACAGTCAAACAGAATGGATGGTATAGAGCAGTTTATCCAGGCATGGTACAAATTTGTAAACTGTGAAGTTGACGAAGAACAGTTCAAAAAAATGAAAATGAACCATGCATTGGTTGTAAAGTCCATTAACAAGGATAACAAGTCTGATGTTGATGTGATGTCACAGGAACTTGACCAAACGCAGACACAGGTTTCCAAGGATGATTTAACAGACAGCGCACTTTCAATTTTGGGAATACCGAACAAGCAAGGAAACACTGGCGGTGATACGCAGGGTGCGGTTGAGCTGAGAAACGGATGGGATTTTTCAAAATCAAGAGCAAGGCTTAAGGATCCGGTTGTTAAGACAGCAGAGAAGAGACTGGCCAAGGTTGCGCTGAATGTTATCCGCATTAAGAAAGAGGATCTGAAAATCACTCTTAGAGATTTTGATGTGCAGATCAACCACAGTCCACAAGATAATATGTATACGAAGTCGCAGACATTACTGCAACTTCTGCAGTGTGGTATTCATCCTCTTATTGCAATCAAAACGGTTGGACTTTGGGGAGATTGTGAAAAGACTTTCAACCTTTCCAAACCTTACCTTGATGCACTGTGGAAAACTGCTGACATTATCAATATAGAAGAGCAGATGGCGAAAGCACAAGAAATTGTAAAACAAATGCAAAATAAGACAGTTGCCTAGAAATAGGTAGCTGTTTTTATTTTATAAAATTTGCAGCTATGCGGTAAATAGCAGAGACTCAGCAGGAGCGCCCTGCGGTAACAAAAGCGTGAGTTTAACGGAGGTAATTTATGACACGAGAAGACGTATTAAAACTTTTTCCCGAAGCTACGGACGAACAGATTACAAATCTTTTGAATCAGAACAATTCGGAAGTTGCAAGAGAAAAAACAAAGGCAGGACAATACAAGGCTAAGGCTGATAGTGCAGATGAGTTACAGAAAAAGATTGATGAACTTGAAGCCGGAAATCTTTCTGAAATTGAAAAAGCTAATAAAGCTTTGGAAACTGCAAATGCAAAAATCGCAGAACTTGAAAAGACACAGGCTATTGCGGATCAGAGAAGCAATGCGGCATCCAAGTTTAACATTTCTGCTGAACAGGCATCACAGGTTATCAAGGATGACGGCAGTTTTGACTACGAAGTACTCGGAAAAATTATCTCTGATAAAGAGACTGCTGCGGCACAGGCTAAAGAGCAGGAAATCGCAAACGGAACCACAAATCCGGGCGGTGGTAGTTCTGGCGGTGGTAATGGAACTGAAAGTAAAGGTGCTGAAATGGCAAAGAAATATAATCAGCGCTATGTAATCGAACAGTAAGCAAGGAGGTATAAACGTTATGGCTTACATGAAAACCACTACTTACACTTCTGGTGTAAATATTTTAGCAAGTGAAGTCGGACTTGTGTTAAAAACTTTTGAGGGAACACAAGCAATGGCAACACAGGTAGATGATAAGAAGATCATCAAGGCAGGAACTGTGGTTCCAACAAATAACGCTTCTGCGAAGGGAATTGTGTTTGAGGATGTTGATATTACAGATGACGAAAAGAAGCCTATTTCTGTAATTATTGCAGGCCGTGTTATTAAGGCAAATTTGCCTGTTGCAGTAGATACCAATGCCGAAACCGCACTTAAAGCAAGCGGCATTTACTTTGATTAAATTACGGAGGTAAGAACAGTATGCCTAGTGTATTAACAATGATTACAGATAAGGATAGACTGGACTTTTCACAGAACTATTCTATAGCAAGAAATTATGTAGGTGATCGACTTTTCCCTGATATCAAGACCGAGAACCTTGAAGCAGAGTACGAAAGACTTTCCGAGGGAATGGATCTTCCTACCGCAGCAATGGTACACGCATTTGATACCGAGGCTGCTATTGGTGTAAGACCTGGATTCGAAAAAGTAAGCGTAGAAAAGCTGCTGATCAAGGAAAAAATCAACCAGTCTGAAAGATTACGCCAGTTGCTGAATCATGGCGTAAGAGAAAGCAACCTGATTGACTATGTATATGACGATATGGGTCGGCTTTCTGATTCTGTTAAGACAAGAACTGAAATCGCAAAAATGGAGGTTATGTCTACTGGTAAGATGACTATTAACGAAAATGGTCTCAATTTTGCTATTGACTTCAAAGTAAATAAGTTCAAGGCACTGAAAGGCTGGGAAGATCCTACCCATGATATCCTTGGAGATATTGCAGACATGGTTCAGATGGCTCTTGACAAAGGATATGTTGTCAATATCGCACTGACTTCTACCAAAATGCGCTCTTATATGCTTAAGAATGAAGGAATCATGAAAGCTATTAAGGGAGTTAATTTCGTTGGAATGGCAATTACTCCGGCAGAAGTGGCAAATCTGTTACTTAGCCTGTATGGTCTGAACATGGTAATTGATGATGATATGTACGGAATTGCCAACAAGGAAAATACAACGAGAACTCCCAAGAGATTTTTACCGGATAATGTATTTACTCTTTATGTATCTACTGGAAACGGAAAGATTGGTACTGGACTTTGGGGCGTAACTCCGGAAGAAGAAAAGGCAAGCGCATTTACAAGCCTGTCCAAAAAGCAATTCATTACTATTTCCCAGTGGGCAACTCCCGATCCGGTTGCTGAGTGGACTAAGGCTAGTGGCGTGTTTATTCCTGTAATTCCTAACCCTTATGGAATCGTAATCGGTACTTTAACCGAAGGAGAAAGCGGTTTGGATACATTGGTAGTGAACAGCACTGCAAGCCAAACAACTAATGGATACACGAAAGTAAGCGTTTCCCCTGCAAAAAGCGGCGACAATTCTTACAAATACAAGGTAGCAGATGATTGTAAATTACCTTCTTATCTTGGAAATGTAAAGACGTATGCTACTTGGGATGGCACTTCTGAAATTGAAGCAACAACCGGCAAGGAAATTATGATTATCGAGTGTGATCCTAATTACAGAGCAGTAAAGGCAGGCATTACTACGGTAACTGCAAAGGATGAATAAGAGGTAGCACATGGCAGAATATACGACTTTGGAGCAAGTAAAAATCCGTCTGAAACAATTTCATATTGATTCTAAAAGTGATTCTGAAAGCTCCGAGGTCGTGTTTGACCATTTGGAAGAAAATCCTTTTTTGGAACAGCTTATCAGTCAAGCAGAAGCCGACATCAGAGCAAAAAGAATGTACCCGGAAAGCTACACGGAAGAGAAGATTTCCGCGGATATTGAAAAATTTCAGTCCGTGGTTGTTAATCTTGTTGTGTATGACAGATCGCAAGCCGGTGAAAACTTCATGGCAAGCTATTCAGAGAATGGAGTGTCGAGAAAATGGAGAGACCGTGAGGATCTGTTTGTTGGCGTATTTCCATTTGCAAAAGTTTTATAACCCCATCGAAATCGAGGGGTTTAGAAGATTGTGCGTGACCATGTTACTGATTCCAGTAATAAGGTTGCAGGCGGCACACTTTAAGGGTGGTGGGCGGTGTGCCAACAAACTAGGAAGGCGGTATATGATGTGACTATAGAGTTATCTACAGCAATCATTATAAGCGTGTTATCACTCGGTTTTTCCGTCTACATTGGTCTGAAAAACAGCAAAAGAACAGACACAAAGGATATTGAGGAACGTGTGAAAGAAAACACACGCATCAACATGAAACTGGACACCATCCTTGATACTATCAATGAAATGAAAAGCGAGCGTTCAGAGATGAAGAAAGAGCTTGCAGAGCATGAACAGAAGCTGACAAAGGTTGAAGCCAGTACGGCATCTGCACATCATAGACTTGATGGAATTGAGGAAAGACTTAACATTAAAGAGAACGGAGGTAAGGAATGATGGATTTTTCACAGGTAGGAACTTGTGTTGCAATCGTGGTTATTTGCTATCTTGCCGGTATTGGAGCGAAGATTATTCCGGTTATTAAGGATAACTACATCCCGGTTGTTGTCGGCATTGTCGGTGGCATTCTCGGAGTAGTAGGAATGTATGTTATTCCGGATTTCCCGGCAAATGATGTGCTGAATGCAATTGCGGTCGGAATTGTTTCCGGTTTGGCAAGCACTGGTGTAAATCAGATTTACAAGCAGGTGAAGAAAGATGCTTGACATTAACAAGCAGGACATGAAGTACTCACGGCAGGGAGAGAAAGTCACGATTTATGACCGGGACGAAAACGGAGAAATAAAGTACATCGAGATGGACGGAGAAAGGATTCCGGTTGTTTTGAGAGAAACTACTGGATATTCTGAACCCGTCCTTTTTTCTGCCAACATCAGTAATAAGCTGTCGGAAGTACTGGTAAAGGAATTTGGTATTGATGATTCCAGTTCGTATTGTCAGATTGTGACCGACAAAGGCTATTTGCCGATTAAGGCAGGGGATGTTATCTGGAAGAAGTCAGAAGTAGGTCGTGACGATGACGGACTTGTGGACAGCAAGACTGCGGACTATGTTGTTAAAGGCGTTGCAGACGAGGGACTGACAGCAGATTTGTTCTTGTTGCAGAAGACGGTGAAGTAGGTGATTAACTATGGAAGGTGACAAAGAAAAATTAACTATTCCAAAACTGAAAAATGGAATTTTCACTGAAAAAGGTGTATGGATTCACGGATGTGACTATTCTAAAGAAATGGTAGGAACATATGGGAAAGACAATCAACATTAACCTGTTTGACCAAAAGTCCATACAAGCGGCTGTAAAGGTTCTTAGAGACTATGAAAATAGTTTAGAGTATAAATGTAGGATACTGGCTGAAACACTGGCAGAAAAAGGCGTAGAGATTGCTAGAGTGCAGATTGTTGACCTTGATGCTATCTTTACATCGGAACTTTTGCAAAGCATCCATTCGGAATATGTTGGATCCGTAAAAGGTGGAGGTGTTTGGGCGGTGGTTGCCGGTACAGACCATGCGCTTTTCGTTGAGTTTGGTACTCTTGGTAGCATGGGTGGAAAGAAAGAATATCCATATCCTTTGCCGGAAGGTGTTCAATGGAATTACGGCAGTGGTTCACACATCATGCAATTAAAATCCGGTCAATATGGATGGTTTTACAAAGGCAAAGACGGGAAAGTTTATTGGTGCGAAGGTATGGACAGCAGACCATTTATGTATAACACATCTATGGAATTGCTAAGTGTTGTAAAAACAGAAGCAGAAAAGATTTTTAATGAGAAGTAGGCTCATGTCGTGAGACAGCAATAAGTCCTGCTTTTTTCTTTTTATAGAAAAAAGGAGAGATTTATGAACTATTATATCGGTCAGCGTTTTGGAAAAGTAGTAATCATTGGAGAAGAAAAATACGAAAAAAACAGGAAATATGTAAAAGTAAAGTGCGATTGTGGGAAAACAAAATATGTAAGAACCGATCAACTTAAAAAAGCAAAATCCTGCGGATGCTTAAATAAAAATTCATATGGAATGTCTTCAAAAGATTATGAAAAGCTATACGGAGTTTGGAGCAATATGCGAAAAAGATGCTATGACCCTAAATCTGAAAGATATTATTCATACGGAGAAAAAGGTATTTGCATATGCGAAAAATGGAAGAATGATTTTCATTCTTTTGCTGACTGGTGTTTGGAAAATGGATGGAATCCAAAACTATCTATTGAAAGAATAGATGTCCATAAAAATTATTGCCCTGAAAACTGTACCTTTATAACCATGAAAGAACAAGCAAGAAACAAGACAAGTAATGTTTTGATTACAAAAAATGGAGAAACAAGATGCGCAACAGAGTGGGGAGAACTGCTAGGGATAAACCCAAAATCCATTATGGCTAGAATTTACAGAGGGTATAATGATCCTAATGTGATTCTGTTTCAAGGAGATCTTCGAGAATTAAGGAGGTCATCAAATGGAAAATAATGAATATCAATGGGTATCAGATTTCAAAGTCAAGATTGCATCGTACTTAAAAATGAAGATACGGCAGAGCCATCCGAAAGCTTATGTGACGGACAAAAGTAAGGATTTGTCAGACCCTACATTCCCTACCGTGTACTTTCATGCTATGCCATTTACAGAGACTGGACAAGACCTTGAAGCACGTTCGGTTAATGGAATCACAGCATCGTACCAGGTGGATGTGATAACCAACAAAAGTCAAGAAGAAGCCGAAACTATCATGTCTACGGTTGCCGGACTTTTCAAACGTCTGCGATTTCAAATAACTTCCATGCCAGAGTTCAATAATACTTCGCAGGACACATACAGAAGCACTGCACGGTTCAGAAGAACAGTAGGTGCTGATGATACATTGTAACTATTAGAGCCATATGGCTCTATTTTTTTATGCAAATTTAAGGAGGTATAAATTATGGCAGCAGCCGGAATTTCTACTTTAGGTATTACTTTCGGATATGGTACAGAGACAACCGCCGGAACAAAACCTACAAGTTTTAAGCAACTTACAAGAATTAATGCCATTGGCGGCATCAACATTGAACCGGAACAGATTGATGCTTCTGCGTTAGAAGATGCAATCACCAGATATGTAAAAGGTCGTGCAGATACTGGCGGATCTTTTGCAGTCACAGTCAACTTCACATCAGAGACCGTGGCTGAATGGACTGCACTTATCACAGCCTACAAGGCTCTTACTGGTGGAAATAGAATGTGGTTTGAAACTGTCATTCCCGGAGAAGAGAAATCTTTCTTCGTTGTGGCACAGCCGCCCGAGCAGATTCCACAACCAGAGATCGGACAGAACGAACTTCTGACGATCGAAATGAATCTTACCATTGAGGAATACAAGGGATTGGATGCTACCGTTGCACTGACAACGGGGGAATAGCAAGTCAGTCAGAAACAAATAACACTGCCGTGGCTGACTTTGATGAAGCGGTAGATGAAACATTAATTTAGCAAAAAGAGAGCCGTCTTCGGGCGGCTCCTTTCCAACAAAATGTTGGGGAAAGGATAAAATATGCTGAAAGTAAAATTTGGAGAAAAGGAACTGAACATTAAATTTGGTTACGAAGCAACCGTAAAAAACAACATTATTAAGAAACTGGCAAACCTTGAAAAGCAGGAAGACGGCATTGAATCCGTGAATAACATTCTCATGTTACTGCCGGAACTGATTCTTGTAGGTTTACAGAAATACCACTCTGATGAATACGGTTTCGACCCTTACAACAAAGAGCAGAAAGAAGCAAAGTTAAGCGAGGTTTATTCCATGCTTGATGATTATTTCGATTCTGACGAATCTGACATTCAGAAATTATTTGCTGATGTGCAAGGAGAACTGCTTGAAAACGGTTTTTTAGCGAAGCTCCTGAAACAGGAGCAGGAGAAGAACTCCAAGAAAGCACCGGAGAAGTCAGAGAACTAACATGGGAAATATACTGTAAAGAAGTACGTCCTATGTGGCTTTTATGCACAAAAGGATACGGATTTACAGTAAAAGATATAGATTCTTCCTGCCCTGCGGATTTAGAGCCTTATGCAGAAGCGTACAAGCTAGAAATGAAGCAGAGAGACAGAGAAATGTGGATGTGGTGGGGAGAATATGGACTAGCAGCAACATCTGTTGCCGTAGACCATTGCCTAAACGGTCGAAAAGCACAATCGAAGTATATTGACAAGCCTATTATAGAACGTGCTGACATTGCTAATAATGAAAAAGAAATTCAGAAGCAAAGGAAAGCGTTCCTTGCAGGACTTATGGCAATGCAGGCTAATTTTGAATTATCACATCCCAAAAAGGAGAAACAAACATGAGTTTAACAGGAATTGATGTGTCCTCATACCAGGGGACGATTAACTGGTGGGCGGTAAAACAGAACGGTATTGATTTTGCTATTTTGAAAGTCATCCGTAAGGATTTGAACCCGGACAAGAAGTTTGAAGAGAACTGGAAAGGTTGTAAAGAGCACAATGTCCATGTGCACGGAGTATATGAATACGGATATATTACAACGGTTGCAAAATCACGATCTGATGCAAGAAGAGTGCTTACTATTCTTAATGGCAGAAAAGTGACAGTATATCTTGATGTTGAAGATGCCGTTATGAAAGGTCTTGGCAAAAATATTATTTCTATTATCAATGCTTACGGAAAGGTAATCACCGATGCAGGATTGCCATTCGGTGTATACACTGGGGAAAGTTTTTACAAGACATACATTAAGCCTTATGGCGGTGTGAGTTATCCTATGTGGATTGCACGGTACGGCAAGAATAACGGCAAGTGTGATGTGAAGTATCAACCGCAAGTACCGAACATGGTAGGCTGGCAGTATACTTCTAAAGGGCGTGTAGGCGGTATTGTAGGCAATGTAGACATGAATGTATGGTACAAGGAGTTAAATGCCGTATATGAGGATTCTACAAGCCATAGCAACCCTTATACAGAGCCGGAAAGACTTCTTTATTACAAGCGTCTGGCAATGATGAAGGGAAACGATGTCAAGTGGGCGCAGTACGAACTTGTAAGGAAAGGCTTTATGCCGTCTGTAAATGCGAAAGGTAAGACGAACATTGACGGATATTTTGGAAAAACCACTTCTGATGCAGTAAAAGCATTCCAAAAGAGTGTTGGAATCACTGTAGATGGAAAAGTCGGTGCGGTTACAAGGGCATATCTCAAAAAGTAATTTTAGGAGCGGTAGGTGTCACAGCTTACCGCTCTTTTTCTTGGAAGTGGCAGACACTTCCTTTTTTATTTCGGTAAAGGCGGTGCAGTATGGCAGATATTGATAATCTTCAAATAAAAATCAGTGCGGATGCGGACAAAGCAACTAATGCGCTGAATAAACTTGCATCAAGTCTTACGAATTTTCAGAGAAGCTTGTCTATTGATACATCCAAACTGACAAGCATTTCTAATAGCATACAGAGTATCGCAAATGCCGCCAGTTCCATGAATACGAGCGGTATTAAGAATATCTCCACATTGACAAATTCCATTAACAGAATGGGGAAAATAGATACAAGCGGATTAAGCAGAATTTCATCTGCACTGAAGACTTTTTCTGCTGACATGGCAGGAACAAAAGTAGATGGAGTAGGGGATATTGCGAGCATAGCATCTTCGATTTCAAGACTCGGAGGCGTTGCATCCGGCAGAGCAATCACGAACATTCCTTTACTGGCAAAGAATTTGAAGCAGTTATTTACAACTCTTTCAACCGCTCCGAATGTCAGTGAGAACATTATCCGCATGACAAATGCACTGGCAGGACTGGCATCTACTGGTGCGGCATCCGGCAGAGCCGCAAACTCTTTAGGACGGAATCTGAACACCTATACGGCAAGCGCAAAAAGAGCCACGAAGAGCACATTCAGTCTTGCTGCGGCTTTCGGCAGATTCTACGCAACATATTTCCTTGTGATCCGTGGAATTAAAAGCCTGTGGAAGTCCATAGAGGGAACTACGGACTATATCGAAGCATTTAACTACTACACGGTAGCATTTAATAAAGTCGGCAAGGAATGGGGCAAGGATTTTGAAAAATTCGGTTACGACAACGCAGAGGATTATGCGCAGAGCTTCGGAAACCGTGTAAATGAACTGCTGGGTAAAATGTCCGGTCTAAAAGTAGATGTAGACGGTGGATTGATTTCTGAAAGCGGAATGAAAAACCTGGGATTGAATTTACAGGAGATTACGCAGTACGCTTCACAACTTGCATCTATTACCAACTCTTTAGGGCAGACCGGAGAAGTCACTACGGCAATTTCAAAGTCCATGACAATGCTTGCTGGGGACATTTCATCTCTGTTTAACGTGGATTTCAGTACAGTTGCAACAAACTTACAGTCCGGTTTGATCGGTCAGTCAAGAGCACTGTATAAGTATGGTATTGATATCACAAATGCCACACTGCAGACTTATGCTTACAAATACGGCATTGAAAAGGCTGTATCTGAAATGTCACAGGCAGAGAAACAGCAGTTGCGTTTACTTGCAATCTTAGACCAGTCCAAAGTATCATGGGGAGATTTAGCGAATACAATCAATTCTCCAAGTAATATGATTCGCCAGTTTACTAACAACGTAAAAGAAGCCGGAATGGTACTGGGACAGTTGTTTATTCCGGTATTGCAGAAAGTACTTCCTGTTATTAACGGTGTCGTAATTGCAATTAAGAGATTGCTTGTCAGTGTGGCAAATTTGCTGGGAATCAAGATTGACTTTTCGTCATTCGGTCAAGGTGTATCCGGGTACAATGAAGATTTGGAAGACACGGCAGATGCACTTGATAAAGTTGGTACAAGTGCAAAAAATGCTCAAAGCGGAATCAGAGCATTTGATAAATTGAAAGTTATTTCAACTCCAAAATCCAGTGGTTCCGGAAGTGGCGCTGGTGGAACAGGAATTGACCTTACCAAGGAAATCATGGATGCTACTGCAGAGTACGAAAAAGTATGGCAGGAAGCATTTGACAAGATGCAGAATACAGCTCTTGGCTGGGCTGATAAGATAGAAAAACTTCTTGAGCCTGTGAAAAAGTTATTCAAAGATTTATTCAATGGTGATTTCTTCGAAGCAGGACAAGATTTATCCGGTATTGTCACAGGGATATTTAACTGGATGTCCGATGCTATTGCATCTGTAGATTGGTATCAGATTGGGCAAAACATAGGACAGTTTCTTGCTGGTATTGACTGGACTGCTGTGTTTACATCTGCCGGAAATTTCATAAAAACTGCCATAGATGCGGCAATCGACCTATGGAAAGGAAGTTTTGATGCTGCACCGATTGAAACTACGATTCTAACAGCAATAGGACTTTTGAAATTCACTGGCTTGGGAGATATTCTGTGGAAAGCAATAAAAGATTCTATTGTCTTGTCAATGGGCGGTAAGGCAGGAGCAGGAATCGGAGAAACAATTCTCGGAAGTCTATTAGGAACTGGAGCGGCAACAGGAGCAGGGGGAGCGGCAGCAGCAGGAGCAACCGGATTGTTTGGTGGTATTAGTGCAGGAGCAGTAGCGGCAACAGCGGCTATCACAGCGGTTGTAGCAGGACTTGCGCTTGTATATGCGACAAACGAGGATGTTAGAAATAGTTTCAAGGAATCAATTTCAGCCATTGCGGATAACCTAACTCCTGCAATGGAGTTTTTGACAACAACGGTTATACCAGATTTACAGAATGCATGGACAGGGCTTGTAGATGTGCTTACTCCGATAGGAGAATTTTTGAAGACTGCATTCACAAGCATATGGCAGGATATGCTAAATCCCGCATTAAAATATGTTGGTGAAGAAGTGCTTCCGAAATTGCAAAGTGCTTTTGAAAATCTTTGGAATGGAGTGCTTGTTCCGTTTGGAACATTCCTTGGAAATATCTTAAAGCCTGCAATTCAAATTGTTACTGATATACTTACGGTACTTTGGAAAAATGTAGTAGTTCCTTTGGCACAAGCATTAGGAAGTGTTTTAGGAGCTGCATTTGATGCGATAGTCGATACCATGAATTTTCTGGTAGAACAAGTAAAACCAGTAATAGAAGTATTCAACTTCTTATGGGACAATGTTTTATCTCTCATAGTCACTCATTTGTGGGAAGATTTAAAGCCTGCTTTTGAAACTGTATTTAATGCAATAGGTAATATTATCAAAAACCTTGGAACAAAATTAAAAGGACTAATTAATTTTGTTTCCGGTGTATTTACTGGAAACTGGAGAAAAGCATGGGACGGAATAAAAGACATTTTCAAAGGAACATTTAACAACCTTGTATCCATAGCAGAGGGATGCGTAAATCTGATTATTGATGGAATAAACGCTTTTATTGATGGCTTTGGTCTGATTAGTGGCATATCTGAAGCTATAGGAATAAGTTTCAAGCCAGTGCAAATACCTAAAATAAGTATTCCTCGATTTGATACCGGTGGTTACGTTCCGAGCCGATACACGATGATCATGGCAGGAGAAAACGGTGTACCGGAGATTGCCGGGACAGTAGGAGGCAAGACAGCGGTTGCCGGTGGAGTTGAAATCACTGGAATAAAAGATGCTATTAATTCCACGGCACAACAGGAAATTGCACTTCTGAAACAGAATAATCAGCTACTGCAAGGAATCCTTGAGAAAGAGTTTGGAATAACAACAGATCAAATTGGAATTGCCGCAAGACAATACGGTCAAGAGCAATTTAACCAAAAACACAAGAATGTATATGTATTTTAACACAGACAGCACTCTGGATGGGTGCTGTCTATTTTTATGCAATGAGGCGGTGAGCGTATGTCAGCATATCAAGGATGGCTTTTAAAAATTGGAGATTACGTTATTGACCAGTCAAGATTTATAGCCGCTGAAAGTTATCAGCCGGCCGTAAATATGCAAGATGTAGACCCGTGGACTGATGCAAATGGATACGTACATAGAAATGCTGTGGAGCTAAAAGCATTAAGTGTTGATTTTTCCACGCCTGCGATGCTGACGGATGACGATTTGCAAGAGTTACTGTCCGGGATACGAAGAAACTTTATTGATGCAACGGAACAGGGATGTAATATCACGGCATACATTCCATTTTTAGGTCAATATGTCACACAATATGGATATATGGCTGATATAAAGCCTACAATCTACGGAACTTATGACGGAGAGATTAAATACAATCAGATAGAATTTTCATTTGTCGGAGGTGTAGCGAATGAGTAACTATACCTATGCGGATTTGTTTGATAAAAGCGCATCCAAAAAGGAAATCACGATTGAAACAGAGGACAAGTCTGTAAAAATCACCAACAGCGAAATCCATTTTGAACAGTTTGAATTAAAAGAAATACTATGTGATGATGATTACCTTACATTTGGACAGTGCAATGCATCACAGTTAAAATTCAAAATTTCCAACGTGTTCACAAGCATGATTGGGAAACAGATAAATGTTTCTGCTGTGATTAATGGACATGCTGACGCACCGTTTATTTTCGGCAAATACCGTGTCATTTCCGATAAACCAACAGATGATAAGCGTTACAGGAATGTGACGGCATATGACGCCATATACGATATTGGAGAATCAGAAGTATCTTCCTGGTATAACGGATTGAAATTTCCTCTGACCTTAAAGCAGTTCAGAGACAGCTTTTTTTCATATTTTGGTGTTGAGCAAGTAGCAACCACATTGCCTAATGACAGCATGGAAATGGCAGAAACAATCAAACCAAGCGAACTTTCTGGTCAGACGGTCATGGAAGCAATCTGCTCAATAAATGGATGCTTTGGTCACATTAACCATGATGGAAAATTTGAATATGTTTTCCTTAAAGAAATAATATCCGGATTATATCCACAAAAAGGATTATATCCACAGAAAGGATTATACCCTAGAAAAGGTTCTAAAAAAGAAAAGGTTACTGGTGGAAAATACAAATCAGTTAAATATGAAGATTTTGTCTGCCAAAAAGTTACAAAAGTGCAGATAAGGCAATCAGAAAATGATATTGGTGCAGTTTACCCAGATACAGAGATTACCGACAACGACAACAGTTATATTTTGCAAGATAATTTCCTTGTTTATGGAATGGGTGCAGATGCCCTAGAAACGGTTGCAAGAAATCTGTATGAGGTTATTAAAGTTGTAAAATATAGACCTTATAACTGTGAAAAAATAGGAAATCCTTGTTTGAGCCTTGGAGAAGCAGTCAATGTATATACGGCTAAAGAAATCATAGAAAGCTATGTGTTGAGCAGAACATACAAAGGAATCCAACAACCGATAGACACCATATCTGCCACCGGAAAAGCACCAAAATACAGTGAACAGGTAAATGGAATTAACAAAAGTATAATTCAACTCCGTGGAAAAACAAATGAGTTAGAACGTACTGTTGAGGAAACACGATCTGAGATCAAGGATGTAGAGAGCGGATTGGATACGAAAATTACGCAAAATGCAGGAAAAATTGAAGCAGAAGCGAAAAGGGCAACAGATACAGAAGTAGAATTGGCAGCGGCAATATCTTTGCAGGCAGACCAAATCAAATTAAAAGTATCAAAAGGTGATGTTAGTTCTCAGTTAAGTGTTGAAAGTGGACAGGTAAGTATTTCTGGAAACCGTTTTGTATTGGAAGCAGATAACTGTAGCATATCAGCAGATGGAACTATAACAGCTAAAAACGCAGTAATGACTGGTAGTTTTAAGTCTATAGGGGAAGACGGAAGTTACACAGAAGTATCATCAGGTGAAATTAAATTTTATAACGAACTATTGCAAAGCACAGGATCTATAAAAGGATTGGGACAATATCTTACTATTGATGCTTCAATGGTAAGTGTAAGCGGAATTTTAGTGGTAGGAAATGGAGCAACATATGATTCACAATATGTAAAAAACATATCAACAACTTCTCAAATATTAGGCAGTAAGACAGTACTGACAAGTGCCACATTAAGTGTCACAAAAAATTATATAAATGGAACCGTATCAGATGTATCTTTGGTAACACAAACAGCCAATGTTGCTGATTATCCTGGACATAATGTTAATTTTATTACAGGAGTTTCATCACTTGGAGGTTTGCTCACTGCAACATCTGGAATTGTCACACTTATGACGTAGGAGATTTATTATGGTAAAAAAAATATTTATTCTTCAAACGATTATTGGAAAAACAATGAAAGAAGTAATGGAAGAAAGGCAAGAAATTCAGCAATATATAGCTTTTACCATTGGAATTTCCACGTTTACGGAAATAAATGCCACATTGTTTAGCACGGAAGATGGCGATGGTTTTGAAGAGTTTATGAAGCAACTTATTGACATGTCGGATACAGTGGTTGCACAGAGCGGATATGAGGTATCTGAACTGTGCAAAAATCTGTATGCATATGCAGAAGAGCAAGGAAAAGAAATCTATGTAAGGGAGAATTGATATGGCAGCAAACTTTGAGATTAAGAAATTAAAAAGCAACCTTGTGACAGTATTAAATCAAACACCGTTGCCTATCGAGGTGAAAAGGCTTGTACTGTATGAAGTGTATTCGGAGACTAAACAGTTATCAGATATGCAGATTATGAAAGAGGAAAGCGAGGTATCTGCAGATGGCGTTGAATAAGGTTTATACCAGAATTAACTGGGAAGATTATCCAAGTGAAAACACGGATTTAGATGCATACAATCTTAATCAGATGGATTCTGCTATTGATGCGTTGGACAACCGTATCATATTACAGGATGCCTTAAAAGTAGACAAGTCTGCAATAAACGGGAATATTGCTGATTGGACTATGGATGAAACAACCGGTATTATTACTATTACAAAGTACAACGGTGAAAAGATTATTTTTGACCTCAACATTGAAAAAATTCCTGTCGGCTTTTCAATGTCTGATGACGGAATCATTACCATGACTACAGAAGATGGAACACAGTTTACAGCTGATATTGGTTCTATGCTTCCGGTGTTGACATTTGAAGATTCTGCAACCATAGCTGTATCAGTGACTGGTACTGGAAAGAATAAGACTTATTCTTTTTCGATAAAAACAGGATCAGTAACAGATGATATGCTTCAGCCTAATTATTTAGCAGATATTAGAGTAGAATCCGCAAATGCATCTGCTTATGCGCAATCCGCAAATGCAAAATCTGTATTGGCTGAATCTTATGCCGTAGGTGGAACCGGAACAAGAGAAGGAGAAGATACAGATAACGCAAAGTATTATATGGAGCAGGCAAAACAGCAAACAGGAGGAATACCAACAAAAGTTAGCGAATTAGAAAATGATGCTGGATACATTACAAAAAAAGTTTCTGATTTGACAAATTATTATGACAAAACCACTGTTGATAAAAAAATAGATGCAATTCCAAAACCAGATTTGACAAACTATTTGACCAAAACTGGTGATGGTAGTAATTTGACTGCGGCGTTTGAAGAAGCAACAACTTTAGAGGAATTAACGACAGGAGAAAAGTTATCATCTATTTTGGGAAAAATTAAACTGGCCGTAAAAAACCTCAAATCACTTATAAGCCTTATCGGAACTACCGATATTTCGGCTATTGGTGATGGGACTGTTACTGGGGGATTAAGTGATGTAAATGGCAATTTAAATGGTTTGAAATTTGCATCAATATCAACATCTGTTACTCTATTAGTGGCGAATAAACAGTCCTTTTTAGGCTCCTTGTCTGACTTTGGATTGCCAAATAATGCAAATGTATTTGGGGTGTTTGCAAATTGTGATTGGGCAGTTAATGTAAGATTTGCAAGTAATAGCAAGTTTTATGCATATCAAATTGCAAACGTAAGTCATGATACAGTTTTTAAATTGAACTTTATTGTGGCATATAAGTAACTTATTTGCTATTCTTCATATGAATTTAACCGAAAAATTTAAAAGCTCCGCCATATACGCCATTTGTAGATCCGTTGTATTTTACCGTAATCGTGCCTTGATTATTATACTCGACAACCATAGTATCCGATTTTGATATAGTATGAGCACTAACCACATCAGCATATCTTGATGCTACACAAACACAAGTGTCTGCTGTAGATATACGGTTAAAGATAATAAGCCATACTTCATTATTTTTTACCAGTCCCAAAAGAGAACCATTAGAACTCTTGACATAACTGCTAGTATCTAATTTAGTGTTTAACTTGCCATTTACAGAAGCAGTCATAAAAAATATTTGCGAAATAACAACAAAAAAGAGCATGGTGTAAAAGCCATGCTCTTAATCTATTTATCTGATTCCCCAGTCACCGTCATTGTTGACGAAACCAACCACATATCCTATCATGTCATCAATAAGATTTTCCGGGAGTATGCTGTTCGGAGACATAAGCGGAACATGTCTCCATTTTCTTACACCATCTTTAATTATATGTGTTTTCACGACAATATAAATCCCACCATTACTGGTCACAATACATCGTTCACCGTCTTGCGGCTCACGATCCGCTGCAAGGAGAATAATTTCCCCAGGCAGATAAAACGGCATATAGTAGTCGCACGGAATTTTCACACCGATATAAGCCTTGGATTTTATGTCTTCCGGCAAACTGTCTATGCACATGGGTTCCACAGCATTTGTGGTTGCGATAATTCCATTCATAAGTTGTGGATTAAGAACAGAAATATACTTGTGCGATTTTTCAAGACTGGAATAGATTTTAGCTTGGTGACGTATGAAGTAACGGATAAGATACAGAGAGTGTTCCGGAAGACTGCGGCATATCTTGACAGATTCCAACATCTTATCTTCCATAGTGCCGCAACCTACCAGTTCGTCTACACTTATTCCGAAGGCTCTAGCAAGCGCAACAGCGGTCGATAGCTTCGTGTCGTTAGAATTACCGTATAGTAGTGAATTAAGCGTAGAATAAGGCAAATTAGCTTCATCAGCAAGCTTGTAAACCGTCATGTCCGGTTCATTTAGAAATTCATGGAGATTTCCACGAAAACTTAACATATAATTAGTACGGTTGACTGATAAATGTGTCGAAATTTCTTTGATTCGGTCTTTTTTCATCATGTTTTTTATCCCCCTTTCACATGATACACTTGTAACATCCCTTGTTTCAAGGGACTTCAAGTTCTGGCGAGGGCGGTGTTTATTGGCGTTTTCACCGTCCTCTTTTGTTGATATTTTACAACAATAAAAAACGTGAGTCAAATATATTGATTGTTTAGAACGTATGTTCTATAATGTGTTTGTTCGCTACTTTAGATTGTGTGGAGAATTAAAGAGAGAGGGGCGTGGTTACGATGGAAAAAGAAATGACAAATGAAGAATACAGAAAAGAGTTGTCAAATATGTTTGGAAGCATAAATGAAAACTATATTTTGCAGTGGTTCTATGAATTTGTAAAAGAAAAAACAAGAGGTGAATAATCACCCCTTGGTATATTTATCGTAAAAAGCTTCCGCTTGAAACAAAAGCATATTGAGCATTTCTGGTGGAAGCTTTTCGGCAATTTTAGCAAGTTTCATCACATCATAATTTTTGCTTATTCTGGCTATAAAAGCTCCGTTCATGTCTATGTAATCTCTATTTAATCCAAATGATTCTACAAAAGTGTTTATATTATTTTCCGGCACAAATCCATTGTTGATAATCTCAACAAGGCATTTCTTATAATAACCCATTCTGTCAATGAGATTAGTGCTACCAACATTGTTATAAATATAATCAGAATATCGCACTTTCAAATAATCGGTCAAATCATTTTCAAAGTCAAATGTTCCATCTTCTAATTTAATTTTATAGTCTACTCGTTTTTTTATAATATCCTTATATGGAACCAAGTCTATATTTAATTTTTCTGCTGCTTCTATAGTTTTATGAACATTTTCGTGAATAGCACAATCAAAGTCATCAAATGGATTGTATTCTGTTCCACATTCTTCACAAACAATTTTATCAGTTTTTCCCATTAAGAAGTCCATAGATACTCCAAAGTATTCACAGACTTTTTGAGAGGTCTTCGGATCTGCCATAGAATTTTTCTTTTTCCATGTGCTTAAAGTAGAAGAGTTAACACCAGTATCTTTACCAAACCTATATGGTGTAATTCCTTTTAATTCACACAATTTTTCGAAAGTTTTGTACATAATATCACCTCTTAAAAAATATTTCGGCATAACGAAATAGACTATTGACAACTTCGGTTTAGCGAGATATACTATGTACATACCTCGGCAAAACGAAATATAAAAATAGTTTCTAGAAAAATACTTCGTTAAAAAGATGTAACTCGTTCGACAAAGGAGATTATATCACTAAACCGAGGTATATACAAGTATTATTTACGGAAAGGAGTGATATTTTGGCACAAATGTTTACTTGTGAAGAGGTAGCAGAGAGATACAAGGTAAAAGTCATTACTGTTTGGGAATGGATTCGTCAAAAAAAACTTGGGGCAATCAAGTTAGGAAGAGAATACAGGATCACAGAGGATGACCTTGTGGCATTTGAAGATTCAAGAAGAGTTAAAACTGAATAGAAAGGAGAAACATGGAAGAATTACAAATTTTTAATAATGAAGAATTTGGAACAATCAGAACAGCAGAAATCAACGGTAAGCCTTACTTTGTGGCTTCTGATGTTGCAACAGCACTTGGATATGCAAACCCCAGAAAGGCAGTCATAGACCACTGTAAGGGAGTAACGAAACGTGACACCCCTACATCTGGTGGTAAACAAGAGTTGTCATACATAAATGAGGGTGACGTTTACCGCCTTATTATGAGATCGAAGTTGCCATCAGCGGAGAAATTTGAATCGTGGGTTGTGGATGAAGTGATCCCGTCCATCAGAAAGAATGGTGGGTACATAGCAAACCAAGAGAATATGACCCCAGAGCAGATTGTAGCGAATGCACTTATCGTAGCACAGAACATTATTTCGCAGAAAGATAAGCAAATCGAAGAAATGCGACCGAAAGCAGATTTCTTTGATGCAGTTGCAGACAGCAAGACTGCAATTTCCATGAATGAGGTTTCAAAGGTATTGGGAATCAAAGGGCTCGGACGTAACAACCTATTTGAATTTCTTCGTGATAATGCAATCCTGGATAGATGGAATGTGCCATATCAGAAATACATTGATTGCGGATGGTTTCGTGTAATAGAGCAGAAATACACCAAGAATGGAGAGGAGCATATATCTATAAAAACACTTGTTTATCAAAAAGGTGTTGATGCAATCAGAAGAAAAATAGAAGCAAAGCGAAGTGCTTAAATGAAAGGAGATATTTCAGTGAATAGCGGAATCTGTAAAAATGTAAGAAAAACAAATTATGATAGAGGACTTAAATATGGCAACAAAGTACTTCATGGTAGTGATTTAAGGGATTTGGTAGGGCTTACTGTTTCGGATGTAAATTCCAACGCTGATGATGCAGAAGTCGTTGTATGGTTTGAAAGCAATGAACGAAATGTTGCTGTTTACTTAAGGGATGATTGTTTAGATGGACAACACATTGCAATCATTGACCATGCAAATGAAGAGGAAGAATCAAAGCTTCTTCTCAGACCTGTTACGGAAAATGACATAAAAGAATTTTCTTCAATGGTTTTGTATTATACAGATGATGTTTTTGGAGAAAACGATGAAAAAACCGGAGCACACTATTTATACTGTAATGATTTGGAATTAGAAGAATCAGAATTTTTCAAAGTAAAAAGTCTGTATGTCTTCCAAGATGGAAGAATTTTAACAGAAAGGTAAGTAGTGATATGAGAACAACATTGAAGCTGTTTCTTCCTATTATAATAGCACTCTCCATCACATTTACATCCACGGCACAGCCGAAAGGCAGTTTCATCTCCGAGGAAGCACAGGAATCGTGTGTAAAGTACGGTGAGGAATATGGCATCTGCCCGGAACTGCTTATGGCAATGATCGAGAAAGAATCTTCCGGCAGACCGGATGTGGAAAGTGGCGGTTGCAAAGGTCTGATGCAGATTTCTGACAGATGGCATAAAGACCGCATGGATCGTTTGGGAGTAACGGACATTTACTCCGTGGACGGTAATATCCATGTGGGAGCAGACTACTTGTCGGAATTGTTTGAAAAGTACTGTGATGTAGGAATTGTCCTCATGGTTTACCACGGAGAGAAGAACGCAGCTACAAAGACAGAATTAAGTGATTACGCAGACTGGATATTAACCAGGAGCGCAGAACTGGAAAGGATGAATGGAAAATGACGAACAGAGAGAAGTATGCGGAACAGATTATTGACATGGCACTTGATAGTATAGAGATAGCTGTGGACAAAGAAGGAAAGTTATGTGATTGCAATGTAATACCTTGTTCCGATTGCGCATGGAGTGATAAAAGCAGATGCAGGGAAAGGTTCAAAGAATGGGCAGAGCAGGAATATGTTGAACCACCTGTTGACTGGTCGAAAGTGCCTGTGGACACGAAAGTGTACGTAAGAGATTCCGATAGTGACCCTTGGAAACCTAGATATTTTGCAAAATTTGAAGGTGGGAAAATATTTACATGGACTAATGGTGCTACTTCTTTTTCGGCTAACAACTTTGATGATGTAGTATGGTGGATTCAAGGAAAACTTGCGGAGGACACCGTATGAGTGCCAAAAAGCGGTTTACCGTCAAAGGGTGCATCGGAAAGATATTTTACAGTCCGAAAGAATGGGAAGTTGACCGAGAAACAGCATTCTATTACAGAATTGTAAACCGCAATACCGGGAAGAAAAAATGGTTAAGAAAGGAGTATTTTTATGCAGAAACGACAGATTATCCCCATCGTCCGTGCGAATGAGATTCTGATTGCAAGACTGTTAGATGCAGGAATCTTGTATATCAGCGAAGAGGACAACATGATCCACGTAACAGAAGACTGAAAGCCGGAGGAGTGAGGAAATGGAAAGGAAGATAAGAAAAATCTTGGTAGAACTGGGGCTGAAACAGTACTTGCCGGGATTCCAGTACATCATCGAGGTTGAAACGCTGATGTTTGAGAACCGGAACAGAAGACTTTCTGAAATCTACCGGATTATCGGAGAGGAACACAGCACAACCAAGGAAAGCGTGTACCGGGCAATCAAGTGGGCTGTTGATAAGATGAACCCAACCACAGAGTTGTACAAGAAAATCAATGAGACAGACAAGCCGGTCTCAATCTATATGTTTGTTAATTCACTGTATTTATATCTTTGGGAGGATAGGAAAAATGAGGATTAAGCACATCTTTTTGCAGAATTTCTGCAAGTTCTATGGTTCTAACGTAGTGGACACTGATTTATACGACCGGACAGAGGTTTCCGGTGTAAATGAAACAGGTAAGTCCACGATCAAAAGAACAATTCAGTATATTTTTGGATGCCGTGACGAGAACGGCAGAGAGATCACCGGAATCAGACCGCACGATAAGGACGGCAATGACATTGACGGAGATATTACCACAGAAGTTACCGTGGAGATTGACGGTACAGACAAGGTTCTGAAAAAAGTATGCCGTCATAACTTCAATAAGAAAGGCGAGTTTACCGGCAATGTCACGGATTACTATGTGAATGATATTCCAAAAAAGGCAGCAGATTTTGAAGCATTTTTGGAAGAGAGTGTATGCGGAAAATATAAGTTTTCACTTTGTATCAATGCTATGACACTTCTGCTGAAAGGTGTCACGGATCAGAGAGCAATTCTTGCTGATATGTTTGGCCAGCACAGTAATGATGACATTTGCAATCAATTTCCGGAGTTTGAAGCATTAAGGACTGTTCTGCAGGACGGAACGGTTGACGAACTGAAAAAGTGTTGCAATACGCAGTTGTACGGCAAAAGGGGAAGAAATGGAACTAAAGGCTTGCAGGACCTGTTAGATGAAATTCCGAGCCGAATTGACGAGGTGAGCCGTCAGAGAGTGGATATTGACCTTGCGGATCTGGAACTGAAAAAGAAAGCTTTACTGGATAAGCTGTCAGATAACATTAAGCAGCAGACAGATACGCAGAACAGCATGAAGTCCTACGATAAGCTTTCTGATGGAATTATTGAGTTAAAAGGTCAGTTGAGCGCATTGCAGCAGAAAGCAAATGAAAAACTGGATGCGGACAGAAGAGAGAAGCGCACGGCACTGAACCTGGTTCAGAATGAGAATCAGAAAGAGTTGCTTAAGGCAGATACCATTCGTGAAGAAATCACGGCACTGGAAAAGCGTATCGCACAGTATGAGCAGAAGAGACAGGAATTGAAGAAGAGTTGGGATTTGAATAAAAGCCTTAAATTTGATGAAAACTCTTTGATTTGCTCCTACTGTGGACAGGAATATCCGGAAGAGAAGAAAGAGCAGTTAAGAACGGAGTTTGATACGCATAAGGCACATGAATTGGAACTGATTACCAAAGAGGGTTCTTCCTGTGCTGACCATATCAAAGCGGATCAGGCAGAACTGGAACATAAGCGTGAGGAACTGAAAAAGACAGAGGATGAATTGGAGCGTTTGGAGAAAGAGATTGCCATTGCTGATAATGCATTAAATTCCATTCCGTCAAGCGTGGATATTTCCAACACAGAAGAATATAAAGCTGTCCAGTCACAGATTGCTGAGAAAGAAGCTTCCATGAACAAATTCACTGACATGAATCTTCTCAGAATCCAGTTAAAAGGTGATGAAGAGCAGATCCGCAATGATATTTCTGTGGTTGATAAGTCTTTGGCGAGTGTAAGCATTAACGAGAGTGTGGATAGGCGTATCACAGAACTGGAACAGGAGCGCAAGAACATTGCACAGAAGATTACAGATGTGCAGGCACAGCTTGACCTGTTAAAGAAATTCAGCCGGAAGAAGAACGAACTGTTGGAAGCTGATGTGAACAAGTATCTTTCTTTCTGCACTGTGCGGATGTTCAGACCTCTTGTGAATGGTGACACGGAGGAATGCTGTGACTTTACATACCGTGGAGAGCCTTACAGTCGGAACATGAACCACGGAGCAAGGATTCTGACGGAAATCGACATTTGCAATGCGTTTCAGAAGCGGTGTGGTGTGGAATTGCCTATTATGGTTGACGATACCGAGAGCCTTGACCCTTGGAAGATTCCTGATGTTGACAGTCAGTTGATTATGTTCCGCAGAAGTGATGATGCGAGTTTGAAAGTGGAGGAAGTACCTAGTGCCTAATGATGATTATGATATGGATAAAAAAGTTGAGATTTCTGCTGATGAAATGTGCAGAGCAATAGTAAAAACAATGGAAGAAGAGCCGTTTGATTCTTTAATTGAAGAAAACCCACTTATGATAATTACTTTTGCCCAATTTGGAGCAAAAGTTACCACAAAATTATTTGCAGATAAGATAAAGAAAGGAGCTGCGGAAAATGGCAGAAGTAATTAAAAGTTACAAAGGATTCAACAAGGACATGACTTGCCGTGGATTCCAGTACGAAGAGGGCAAGGAGTACGAAGAGGAAACAGCAGATGTATGTCATAGTGGATTCCATGCTTGTGAACATCCTCTGGATTGCCTTGGTTACTATTCGCCGAACGAATCTGTTTACCATGAGGTGGAGCAGAGCGGTGAATTTGACAGAGGTGAAGATGATTCCAAGGTTGCATCAACAAAAATTAAGGTCGGTGTAAGACTGGACGTTGCTGGACTGGTAAAGGCAGCCATTGATTTTACTATGAGCAGAGTTAAAAAAGAAGCTAGAAGTGATGAAGACTGCGGTGCATCTTCTGCGACAGGTTACTGCGGTGCATCTTCTGCGACAGGTGACTACGGTGCATCCTCTGCGACAGGTAACTGCGGTGCATCCTCTGCGACAGGTTACAAAGGTGCATCCTCTGCCACAGGTTACAAAGGTGCATCATCTGCCACAGGTGACTGCGGTGCATCATCTGCCACAGGTTACAAAGGTGCATCATCTGCCACAGGTGACTACGGTGCATCATCTGCCACAGGTAACTGCGGTGCATCCTCTGCCACAGGTTACAAAGGTGCATCCTCTGCCAACGATTCCGAGAGCGTTGCGGTTGCATGGGGATACAAAGGGAAAGCAATGGGTGTCATTGGTTCCCATATCGTTCTTGCTGAATGGAAATATATTGGCAGTAAAGAGGATGACAGATACGACAGAGCAGAGCAGGAAGCATGGGAGTTTGTCGGTGCGAAGATGTTCCGGGTAGACGGTGAAAAAGTGAAGCCGGATACATGGTACAGATTGGAAAATGGTGAACTTGTGGAGGTGGAGAATGCAGATCAAGAAAGAGACAGTCATTTCTGTTCTGACAACAAGCGGAGAAACAATCAATGCCGGTGACACCGTGGTTTTTAACGCAGAGGGCAAATGCTACACGGGGGTTTACATGGGTCTGACAGACCGTGGAACCTTGAAATTTAAAGGCAAGATTTCCGGCACTGATGTCACATGGAACGTGATGCCTAAAAGTATTAAGGAGATTTACAAGGCTGATGTCAAAGTAAAAAATGATGAATTTGGCAAGTTTATGAACGAGCCGGAAAGTGAGGAATAAGTATGAAACATAAATTCTATGTTGGAGATGTGGTTAAACCAAACAAAAAAGCAGATGAAAATTATACCATAACTAATACATCTTATGTAAGAGAAGC